CGTCGTGCGCGAACCCTATAGCGGCGCCTGGCAGGTCAACGTCGAAGGCCGCCGCGACCAGGTCCTCCAATACGCGCCCGTGTTCGCGTGCGTCACCCTGATTGCCCAGGACATGGGGAAGCTGACCTTGCGCCTGGTCGAACAGACCGACGACGCGCTGTGGGAAGAGACGACCTCGCCGGCGTTCTCGCCGGTCCTCCGCAAACCGAACCGCTACCAGACGATCACGAAGTTCGTCGAGCAATGGATCACGTCGAAACTGATGTGGGGCAACACGTACGTGTTGAAGGAGCGCGACGCGCGCGGCATCGTCACCGCCCTCTACGTGCTCGACCCGCTGCGCTGTCTGCCGCTCATCACACCCGATGGCGGGATCTACTACCAGCTCCAACATGACAATTTGTCGGGCACCCTGGCGCTGACCGGGGAGCCCGACAAGTTCATCGTGCCGGCCAGCGAAATCATTCACGACCGGATGGTGTGCCTGTTTCATCCGCTCGTGGGCATGTCGCCCATCTACGCCTGCGCGGCGGCGGCGATGCAGGGACTGGCGATCCAGAACAGTTCGACCGCCTTCTTTACCAATGCCAGCCGCCCCAGCGCGATGATCACCACGCCGCCCGGCGTGACGGAGGCGGCCCTCGCCGATCTCGCGGCCAAATGGAAAGCGGCCTACAGCGGTCCCAACGCCGGCAATGTTGCGGCGTTCACGGGCGATCTCAAGTACACGCAACTGACGGTGAATGCCCACGATGCGGAACTGATCGCGCAGTTGGGCTGGACGGCCGCCACGATCTGCAGTTGTTATCACGTGCCGCCCTTCCTGATTGGCGTCGGCGAACCGCCGCGCGGGGTGCAGCTCGAATCCGAGTGGCAGATGTACCACTCGCTCTGTATCCAGTCGCTGATCACGAACTTCGAGGCCTGTCTCGACGAGGGGCTCGGCCTCGACGGCACGCCGTACGGGACCGAGTTCGACATCGACGACCTGATCTGGATGGACACGGCGACGAAGACGAAGGCCGCCGCGGATGCGATCGGCGCCGGCGCCATGTCGCCGGACGAAGCACGCGAGCGGTACTTCGGCCTCCCGCCCGTCGAGGGCGGCGACACGCCGTACATGCAACAGCAGATGTTCTCGCTGAAGGCGTTGGCGCAACGCGACGCCGAGAACCCGTTCAGTAAACCGATCCCGGCGCCGATGGCGACGCCGGCGGCCGACCAGGTGCCCCCGACACAGATGGCCGCGCAGATGGGCCACCTGCTGACAAAGGCGTTAGCCGCATGACCGCCGACGAGCTCGCGGCGATCGTCGACGGCATCGCGCCGGTGATCCGCGACTATGTGCGGCGCCAGTTCGAGGACGTCACCGCGCGCCTCGGGGTGCTCGACGCGCAGCTCGCCGGCCTGGTCACGGCGACGACCGAGATCGGCACCATGCGCGAACGCCTGGCCGTGCTCGAGACGCGCGCCCTGGTGCCCGGGCCGCCCGGGCCCGCCGGCCGCGACGGGGTCGACGGCGTCGGGTTCGACGATCTCGGCGTGACGCAAGCCGATGATCGGTCGTTCACGATCACCGCCGCGCATGGCGATGTCGTGAAGGAGATCGGCACGGCGCGGTTCGCCGTCGATCTCTACCGCGGCGTGTGGATCGAGGGCCGCGCCTATGAGCCCGGCGATGGCGTGACGTGGGCCGGCTCGGAGTGGCATTGCACGGCGCCGACGACGACCAAACCCGGCGACGGGTCGAAGGCGTGGACGCTGAAAGTCAAACGCGGGCGCGACGGCAAGGACGGCAAGGACGGCGGGCCCGGACCCATCGGGCCGGCCGGCAAGGACTGGCAACAGGTCTATGACGACACGAGGCGGCGGTAACCCGTGGCGCTGTTCGTGACGCTCGACCAGGTCAAGGCGCGGCTGCGGATCACGTCGACCGCGGATGACGCCGACGTGCAAAGCATGGCCGACCAGGCCGAGGCGCAGATCGTCGGCTGGTGCAGCACGACGACGCGCACGAAAGCGATCGCGGACACCTGGACCGACGCGACGACCGTGCCGCAAGTGGTCGTGGCGGCGATTCTGGTGCAGACGGGCGAGTTCTATCGCTTCCGCGGCGACGACCTCGAGGGCCCCGCGCGCCAGGACCCGGAGGAGCTCCACGTGCTCGTCCGGGAACTGTTGCGCGCCTATCACGATCCGGGGATCGCATGAGTCCCACCACCGCGGCCTACGTCTCGAGCGGGCAACGGCTGCACCAGGGGCTGTTTCAGAAACCCGGCCCGCCGATCCCCGACGGGACCGGCTACACGCAGTCGTGGATCGATCTGCCGCCGCCCGAGTTCGCGCGCATCACGCCCGCGTCGCAGGCCTCGCTCGAGCAGATCACCGCCGGCACGACGATCTCGATGGCGACGCACATTGTCACGGTCCCGTATCGGACCGGCCTCACGACCAAGACGCGGTTTCTCTATGACGGGCGCAGCCTCTCGGTGCTCGGCATCTTCGACTACGAAGAGCGCCATGTGCAGTTGCACCTGGTCTGCGCGGAGGTGGTCGAGTGAGCGGGCCGGGCGGCGCGTCGGTGTGGTTCCAGTGGACCGGGATCCAGGAGCTCGTCGACCAGTTCGCGACGCTCGCGCAGGATCTCACGACCGCCGCGGCGCCCGAGGTCGACGCCGCCGCGCAGGCCGCGAAACAGACGATCTACGCCGGCTATCCGACCCGCACCGGTAATCTGAAGGATCACCTGGCGGTCGTCGTACACACGGACGCCACGCGCACCGAGGCGGTCGTCATCAACACGTCGCCCCACGCCGCGGTGTTTGAGCGGGGCAGCCAGGCGCGCCACACCGCGATCGGCGCCTACCGTGGATCGATGCCCGCCAATCCGCTCTTTTCCGCGACGCTGATCCGCGCGCGGCGCGGCCTCTATGCGGGTCCGATCCCGCAGGTCCTCGAGGACGTCGGGCTCACGGTCACCGGCCATGCTTAACGCCGCCACGATCACGATCGCCGTGCTGCAGATCCTGCAGCAGGATGCCGCGTTGCGCGTGATCCTGCCCGACGGCGTGTGGTTCGCCGAGGCGCCGCCCGGCGCGACGCGCTTCGGGATCGTGCAGCTCGTCTCGGCGGCCGACGTGCCGATCTTCGGCGGGCCCGGGTTCAAGGACACGGTCTATCTCGTCGAGGCGCGCGCGCTGATGACGACCGGCACCGACGTCGAGAGCGCCTTCGCGCGGATCGCGACCCTGCTGACCGATGCCGACTTGGCGATCGCGGACTACGGCGCGATGCTCACGCAGTTCGAGGAGGAGATCGAGACGGTCGAGGTCGACGACATCGATCCGTCGATTCGCTGGAACCGGTGCGGCGGTCACTTGCACGTCATGGTCGCCCCGCTCGTCACGTAACCCGCAAACCTCGAGGAACACGCTATGGCAGCGATCGATCGGATTCACGGCAAAAGCGGACAGATCAAAATGGACCCCACGGGCGCCGGCGGGGTCGCGTCGGTCCTGGTCGCCTCGCTCGACAAATGGGATCTCGACATGGCGAAGGATCACGTCAAGGTGACGTGCTTCCAAGACACCAACCAGGTGTACGTCGATGGGTTGCCGGACCTCAAGGGCACCTTCGGCGGCATGTACGATCCGGTCGATGGGCTGGTGATCTTCTCGGTCATCTTCGGCACGGTCGCGCCGTGGTTGGACTTGTACCCGACCAGCCTGGGCACCACGCCGCCGAAGTTCTCGGGGCGCGGCCTCCTCGACGGCAAGATTTCCGTCCCGGCCAACGGCGCGGTCACGATCAGCGGCGCCTTCGTCGCCGCGGGCCCGTGGACGCACCCGTAAGCGAGGCGCCGTGCTGTCGGGCGTGATCGGGTCGATCAAATGGGGGCACTACACCGCCGCGGCGATCCACGGCTACGCGGTCACGCCCACCGACAAGACGCTGACCGCGTGGACGCTGACCGCGACGGTGGTCCTGGCCGACCCGTTCAAGATGGCGCAGACGCCGCTCGTCTTCACCGCGAAGCACGCGAAAGGCGAATGGCGGTTTCCGATCAAAACCCTGGCGCGCGACGAGGGGCGCTTGACCGCGACCCTCGGGCCGCCGCAATCGCTGGTGAAGTAAATGGGGCGGTGTCGCGTCGTCGCGCCGGAAGTCGTGCGGGTGCCGCTCTCCGAGGGCGACTATCTCGACGTGCAAAAGGAACTCAACGCGGGCCAGTACGTCGAGATGCTCACGGCGCTCGCCGACCGCAAGACGTTCGCCAAACCGCTCGCCTACATCGTCGGGTGGTCGCTCGTCGGCCTCGACGGCGGGCCGTTGCCCTACGATCTCGATCTGCCAGAGGAGACGCGCCGCGCCACGCTGGGCGCGCTCGACAAGGCGACGCTGCGCGAGATCATTGCGGTGCTCGACCGCCACGAGGCGGCCGCCGAGGCGGCGCTCGACGCAAAAAAAAAGACCCCCACTTCCGCACCCGCGTCCTCTCCACCATGAATATCTGTCGCGCGATGGGCGGCTGGCGGTACGAGTGGGTGGACGCGCTCCCGCGCGCCGTCTATGACGTGCTCGTCGACCATCTGAACCAGGCCGAGGCGGATCGCTGATGGCCCTGACCGGCACGCTGCTCGCCGATTTCAGCGCGTTCACCAAAGAGGCCGCGACCGCGACCGCCGCGGTGAAGACGATGGAGACGGGCGCCGATACGGCGGCGGCGAAGCTCTCGAAGATCGGCGAGGGCGTCAACATCAAAAGCACGATCAGCGATCCGATGGGCACCGCGACGACGGTCGCGACCAACTTTGCCGAGTCCCTCGGGACGGTCGGCGTCGCGGCAGTCGGCCTGACCGGCGGCGTCGTCGCGCTCGGCACGGCGCTGTTCGAGCTCGGGTCGCACTCCGCCGACGTGATCGCCCGGTTCGACGACCTGGCGGACAAGACCGGCATGAGCGTGCCGGCGCTCT